TTTGGAATGATAAAAAGAGTTCAACGCCATTAGACGCTGATAACCATGGAATTGACGGGTTACGCTATTCATGCCTTCGTTTAATGCAAGGCTCGGATTCACTTGCGCACAATTAAAACACATGACACCAAAAGAAAAAGCAGAGGAATTAATTGATAAGTTTAGTGAACACATCATGACCTTTTATGAATTAGAAGGCTGGGTTGAACACGTTGATTCGTCAAAGGCAAAGGGACACGCCTTGGTTGCCGTGGATGAGTTAATAAAAATCCATTATCTTTTAACGACTACACACGACACATCCCCTTCCATTAATTACTGGAAAGACGTAAAACAAGAACTTGAAAACCTATGACACCGAAAGAAAAAGCAGACGAATTATTTAATCATTACTACAACCTTATTCAAAGCATCGGCGGCGAACTTGGACAGGAGATCCTTGTTTCAATCCTTGCAAAGCAAAGCGCCTTGTTTGCGGCACGGGAGGTGTTGAAGGAAAAATGGAACATTGAGGTAGAAGGCAGCGAAGATGAATATTATTATTGGGAAGAAGTTGAACATGAAATAGAAAGTATATGAAGGCTCAGGACAAAGCAAGGGAATTGCATTTGATAATTTACGACACATTGCCTTATAGGCACGTGGTAACGGGTGAATACGACAGTTGGCTTGAGGCAAAGAAAATAGCTTTGCTTTTGACCGATATAATCATAAGCAACAATCAAACGATTTGCGGACAACTTGGCTCAGACGTGGATGAAAACACGGCGTACTGGTGCGAAGTCGAATTGCATTTAAAAAACATAATAACGAAATGACAAACAACGAAAAGGCGGTTTACATCATCCACTTAATCGAGGAGATAACCAAAGAGATACAAGAATTTCCCATGCGGAGAAAACAACTGCTTCTCCTTCGTTCTCACCTTGAAAAGGCGGTACGTTTGACGGGAACGGGAAGGTACAGGGAATTGAAGCGCCCTGAATCATTGCCCCTTGTTAGCCATGAAAAAGCATTAACCCCAGAGGTTAAAGAAAAGCCGAAAAACATTGAACCGAGCGCAAGCATCGCAGATAACATTCCCGAACCAACAAGAAAAAGCAAACGCAAATAATGGTACAATTTCATTTATCTCATTCCGATAAAAAGTATTTTTATCCTGAGACCGCAGCGGATATAACTTTGGAACAATACGTTTACTTCCACAAGTTTATTTTACCTCAGTACCCTGAGGTTGAACTTGATGCCCTTGTTGCGCAAAAGCAAATGATCGCGGCGTATGATAAAATCAAACCGTATGCAAAGAAGTTAGGCATTGACTTGAAAACAACGCCAACGGACGTGGTTCAAGAATTGACAATAATCCTTTTGACAGATAATGTCAAAGACAATGTACGCCGTTTCCTTCCAGCATTGATTGACCAATTCAACGCAAATCAAAAGACATTGGACAAGTGCCTTGAAATCATGGACGAGGTTTGGGAGGCTCAGGTAAAATACCCGTATATGGCAAAGGTGGTAAATTATTTCACGGGCATTCCCTTAGATGCTTGTTATGGCAAAGTTGCGGAAAGTCTGGAGTTAAAATACCTTACCTTCATGTTCTCAAAGATTCTCAATGCGATAAGCGTGCCCGAAGAACTTAAGTACAAACAGATTTACGATTTCAACGGAACTTTGTATTATCTTCCTGATAAGCTAATGGCAAAGTCCACGTTGCTTGAATTCGCTGAGGCAGCACAATTTGACAAGGGACGCAAGGCGATTGAAAACAACGACGCTCAGGGCTTGCTTCATGTTATCGCCGTGTTGCTGAGGAAAAAGGACGAGGCATATAGCGACGAGGTATTTCAAAGGAATTGCCTTGACTTTTTAAAATTGCCTTTACAAGTTGGCTTTGAGATTGGTTTTTTTTTGACGAAGTTAAGCGAGAGTTATCAAGTCGATTTGCAGACCTCTATGCTTCGCAAGGCGATGCAAAGTATGCCAGCGCTTCAAGACAATTAAATGACAAATACGGTTGGTACTTGACGATAAAGAAAATAGCTGAGTGCGGATTGTTTAACTTGGCAGGGCTCACCCCCTTACAATCAAGCGAAAAGGCAAATTTGTACGAGGTATTTCAATACCTTGCGTCCAAAGCGGCTGAGGATAATCTTTACAATGAGATACAAAAGCAAAGTAAAAAATGAATATTAGGGAGATAAGTGACGTTTTTAAAGATACAGCCAGCGGAATAACGGCTTTAAAAAGCTACAATTTCGGTTGGGCTTCCGACCGCGTGCGGCAAGGAAACACGGAGGACTTTCAGGAGTTGAACGAGTTCCCCCGCGTTTTCTTTTCCGTGCCAACGATTACAGGCTCAGACCAAACACGGAAGCAAGACACGTATCAAGTTACTTTATTCTTTGACGATTTACTTGGATATGATAACGAAGGCGACGAAGACCCAACCTTGCAAATTGACAAATGGGCAAATCTTCAACAATATGCAAATTACTTTGTACAACGGCTCAATAAGATAAAACAAAGCATTTTACCAAATTACCTTTTTATTCCTGAGGCGCCGTCGATTACCTTTGATTCCTTTACGGGACTTCAAAGAATGATTACTGTACAACTTAGCTTTAACTTGGTTGTACCAACCAACTGTGACCCTGGCATTATTACTTTGGTTCAGTGCATTGCGAACATTGTAACATCAAGCAACTTGACCGCATCCTTGACCACGGTGTTGAAATTTGCCGCAAGTTTGGAAGCACGGGCAACGGTCACGGCTGACATTAACTTTGTTCAAAAGGTTGCATCAAGTTTAAACGCCAACGCATTGTTAGGCGGTGACATTTCCTTTGTTCAAAAGGCGCAAGCCTCCTTGTTAACTTCGGCAAGTGTCACGGGGAATATTACCATTCCAAAAACATTCAACGCCTCTTTGTTAGCCACGGGGACAACGACGGCAGATTTGACGGTGCAGGCGGCGGCTTCCTTGTTACTTGATTTATATCCAAATGCTGGAGCAGCTTATTCGCTTCGTAAGCTAAGGGCGGCATACAGTGGTAGTGCAATAAGGGTAAGAAGGTCAAGTGATAACACAGAGCAAGACATTGGATTTGATGTAAATGGGAATCTTGATACAACGGCATTAACAACATTTGTTGGAGCAGGCAATGGCTTTGTAACAACGTGGTATGACCAAAGCGGAAATACAAGGAATGCAACACAAACAACGCAGTCAAGTCAATTATTTATTATGCAAAGCGGTGTTTTAAATACTTTAAATAGTAAGCCTATTATAACAAATCCAAATATAAATATTTTAAGGTTTTTCAATACCCCGATGTCAACATTGCAAAATGTTCCTGTTTCAATTATTACTGCAGGCAAATTAAACCAGTTGCCCACAAATTCGTTTGGTAATGTTTGCTTTTATTTAGGTGCTAACGATATAGGCAATGGAGGTAATGGCAGATTTGCAAAATTAGTTAATACAACTGAATATGTATCAAGTTTAAGAGATATTTCAAACAACGTAACAATTTTACCTGTATCTACCTACAATTTAAATCCATTCATTCATCAAAGCTATTTTACTTCAACAAATATAATTGGCAGATTTAATGGTAATGATTCATCTATTAATCATTCTATTACTAATTTTTATAATACTGCGTCAAACTTTACTTTGTTTGCAAGAAGTAATTCAAGTTTATTTTCTGGCAACATAAGTTTTTATGAATTTGTATTTTATTTTAATGATAAATCATCAGATAAAGTTGGTATAGGAAATAACATAAACACACATTATGGCATTTATTAACGGCTACAAATATAACAATGAGGCTGATGCCTTGCACGCGCAGGATATTTGTCGAATCAATGAAGGCTTACCAAAACCCAATGGAACAACCTTACAGGCAGTTGACGTTCAATTTGCCTCATTAAATGAACCTCCCTTTTGGTATATTACCTTTTGCGACGAAAGTCAAATACTTGGCATACCTGAAACATTTGACGTTGTTCAACCAGATTTTAACCTTAACTAAAAAATAAATATCATGGCTTTTTCAAATTTTATGGAAAATGAGATACTCGATTGGATTAACGGCGGAGCGTTCCCGACGCCGCCCACGGCGACATGGGTACAATTATTCAACGGAAATCCAACGGATACGGGTACAGGTGGCACGGCTCTTTATACGCGTGCCTCAGTTGCTGCAGGCGGTTGGACAACAACCACGGGAAGCACGGCAACGATAAGCAACACGGCGGCGTTGACGATAACCACAAGTGCATCACCTTCGGCGGTGGCTGATTACGTTGGCGTCTTTGATTCCTCGGCGGCTGGAAACCTTTTGTTCCACGGATTATTAACAACGTCAAAAACCATTGCGGTTGGCGACGAAGTGAAATTTAACGCCTTAGCGCTCACCTTGCGCGTTGATTAAAAAAAAACACGGTAGCCCTTCGGGGTTACCTCTTTTTATCATGGAGAAAGAGTTACAAAAGTTAGCGGATGACATTGCGCAAATGGCTATTGACGCCGTGGCGAATGAATGGAAAGCGCAAGGGCATAACTTGACAGGGGCAGCGATTAAGAACATGGAAACGGTTATACGCTTTCAAACAAATGAATTAATCATTGAGGGCTTTGTTCCTGATTACATGGCTATAAATAATTCAGGGGTCACGGCGGCACGGATACCATATTACCCAGGCAGCGGAAACAAAACAAGTAAGTATATTTCGGGCTTGATTGAATACGTTAAAAAACGCATGGGGAAAAGTGACAAAGAGGCAAAGGGTATCGCCTTTGCCATTGCCTCGAAGCATAAAAAAGAAGGTATGCCAATCATAGGGAGCAAGCGTTTTAGTCAAACGGGAAAACGCACGGGCTTCATTGAACAAGCCTTGGATAAGAAGGAGGCTGAAATGGCTGACTTGATAAACAGAGCGATTTATCAAAGCATGATAATTACCGTTGAAACATTTTACAAATCAATACTTAACAGATGAGTTACACGATAAACCCCGATACCATATCAAGCAGCCTTTATCCCGTGGCGTTTCGCTCCATTGAACCGTCGGGCGTTATCCAGCAACAAGTCAATGTTTACCTTGACGGAACGTTGGAAGGCTCATTCTTAGCAGCGCAAACGGGAACAAGTGGCACGTCGGCGGTGTTTGACACAAATGTCCAATCGTTCTTGATTACTCAGCTTGCACCAAAGACAAACGCGAAAACAAGTTTTTTTGGAAACCTTTACGGGTTCAGTCTTACAAATAATACCGACGTTATTTCATCATTGTATTGCACGGCGTTTAATCAAACGGTTAATTCATCGGGTTTCGTCGTTACCTCCACGGCTTCGCAAAGCAGTACCACGGCATACGTGTTGCCTTCCTTGTTTGTCGATGGCGAATACGACTTGGGGGACTTTTATCAACCCTCCGCAAATCCTTTCTTATTTCTCACACAAAGGAATGATTTCATTAAATGCAATTCATCGGGTAACATATTTTTAAGTTACCTCGGGCGTGGCACCAATGCGGCTCAATTTGAATTTTATTTTAAGTCAGGATCTTCAGCCGTCACCATTGTTGACAATTTAAACTCCACGGCAACAAATGATTTATATTCATTGTCCGTTGGCGTATCAAATATATTTGGAAGCAGCGCCATTTTTCATGCTGGCAACTTTCCAACAAATCCAGATTTATACGATTATTACGATGTCTCGGTTGGCTCTTATGACGGAGCATTCACAAGGCGAAGCGAAAGGCAAAGAATTTATATTTATCCTAATTGTGATGATAACATTGAGCTTCATTGGTTCGGTAAACATGGCGGCGCAGAAAGTTACCAATTTACAGGCTTAATGATTGATAAGCAAACGAGCAACGCGGACACAATCAACCTTGCACAACGGTGGAACATTGCCGCAAGTCCAAAGGCAAACACCTTTGATAAAAATGTTATTAAGGTTAATCAAAGGTCAAACAAAAGTAAGACGGTCACGGTGGCGGTAAGTCATGAGGATGCGTTGTACATTGCCACAATGTTTAATTCCCCTGAGGTGTACATTATTGAAAATGGTAAATATGTAAATGTCACCATTGCCAACGGGGAGATAAACACGGATAACAACAGGGCGACGGATATTGGTGTTTCATTTGAAATTATTTACCAAAATACGCCAGTCGCTCAGCTATGATAAAACTATTTATAAATAATCAAGAAGTCGATTTAAACCAAAAGGATGTTAATGTTACCATTGATTATTCTATTGAAAACATTGAGCTTGGTAACATATCGGGCGCGCACTCAAAGAGGAATGTAACATTACCCGGTACAAAAACAAACATTGAAATCTTTGAAAATATTGAAACGCCAAACGTCATTGTTAACAATGCTTACAAGTTACTTCCTGCACGCCTTGAGGCAAATGGTGTTCCAATTCTCACGGGAAAAGCACGGTTGGATTCAGGCGAATTGAATGCCATGAACCACGGATTCAAGGCGAATAATTACAAGGTTGCATTGATTGGGAACAACGCGGATTGGTTCGCCGACGTGGGCAATATTTTAGTCAGGTCATTGGGCTGGCAGGACATAACCGTATCCACGGCAACGGTTAAAACCAATTACAATCCATTAACTTCGGAACATTGTTTCATCTTGATGAAATGGAAAGCGTGGGAAAACGAAACGTACATTGTTGACAATGAGCTGACGCCTGCCATTTTCATTTGGCAAATACTTGAAAAGGCGTTTCAAAATAAAGGTTATCAATTAAACAGTATTTTCAAAACGGATCCTTTCAGCCGCCTGATTATTCCTATGGGGCTTAATCTTGATGCTGATTATATTGCAGATTTTGTAAATCTTCGAGCTTCAAATCCTTCACCTTCGTCCTTTGTTTATTCTTCAGGTGATTATGGAACGGTTGACATTGCATTTACAAACGAAACAACGTCACCCAACTTTGACACGGGAGGCAATTATACGGGCGGCGTTTATACAGTTCCTATTAATGCCTTGTATGAGTTAATCGCCGAGTTGAACGTTACCTTAACGGCTTCCATTGGTGACTTAAATCAATTCGCAGAACTCATTCTTTTCTTTGAAGTCAACGGAAACAATGTTTCAACGTATGATTTGACCAATGAAACATCGTTAAATGATTCTATTGCGCTTGAATTTCTGGGGGACTTGGTGGCAGGGGACACGGTACGCATGAGGCTGAGATATGAGAACGTAACATTTAACCTTGTTATCGGTGGTTCGTTTTCCGTGGTGGCGCAAAAGGAAGGATTAGAGGAAGGGGAAACGGTAAATTTGCAATACGTTATACCTAATAGTTGGTATGTAAAGGACATTATCGCAGACCTTACAACCATTTTTAATCTTGCATGGGAGACCGACGTACTAAGTAAACAAGTGTACGCATACCCAAAAGACAATTACACGGTAAGGTACAGGGCAAACGCAAGCGGCGCAATTACCCTTACAACCTTTGACGGCTTTTTCAAGGACACGAATAAGTATGACTTGAATACCCGTGACATTAATGGAAGCGAATTAACCATTCTTGATAATTATAAGTCAAGTCAAGTACTGGCGTATGCCACGGACGACGATACGACAAACAAAGAGGAAGCAAGGCGCGGGGTTAACATTTATTCAGGAGGTTACAATTTCCCTGAGGATCGTTTTCCAAATGGCATTGAATTTTTATATACAAAGTTCTTTGCAAAAGCCATTCATATAAACGATGTGGCAATTACCACCGGTGGAACTTATGGCGCACAAATGCCCCTTGTTTTCGGTGACGATTATAATACCGTTCCCGATGCAGAACCCAATTATAACTTGGCACCTCGTTTGCTTTATTACGCAGGAAGGCGCAGCGGCTTAGATGGATACGTTCGTTTGTTCGATGAGGCAAGCTCAGCGGCTTCGGCTTTTGATTTTCCTGCGGCTTTCATGGTAAATTACAATGACCCGAGCGGCGGCGATTTTAACCTTAGCTTTTCGGATGAGGTCACAAATTATACAAATGTAATGCAAGGCGTTTTCAAAACGTTTCATCTTCAAACATACAAAAGGATTGAACTTGGTAAGCAATACACCACGTTTGTAAAATGGGAAAACAAGGACATAACGCAACTGTCATTCAGACGCAAGGGAATGATTGGAAGTAGTAATTTCATCATTCAAGAACTTGAATACAATCCCAAAAGCAATAGCCCAGCAAGAACGGTTATTTTATACGACGAAAAGCCAAATGTAAATGACCTTAACAAAGTTTCAAATACAATTACTTTGGCAGGCGCACCGCCGCAAGGTGGCACGGTGACAGGATCTGGCAGCGGCTTGGTTGGAGCAAATGGGGCAACGGTAAACATTCAGTTGTCTTATACGCCGTTCCTTAACTCAATGACAAACGTACTTGTATTACCAGTAAACTCAGGTATTACTCAGGTAAGTAACACGAATGCAAATGTACTTGTATTCCAAAACGGGCAAAAGTTGCTTCCAACGGTTCAATATGTAATAAGCGGCTCAACCGTGACGATAGATACAAATACCCATTACGATGGGGCAAATTATGAAGTAATTGTTAACGGCGTAACAAAAGGATAATGGCACAAATAATAGGTTTTCAGATACAAATAGACGGCTTAGGCAAAACGGTTGAAACGGCAACAGAATTGAAAAGAGCCATTGCCGATGTAAATGCTGAGTTAAAGAAAACAACGGACGTTCAAGAAATCAAGAAACTTGAGGCGAAGTTGGTTGACTTGAAGGCGGCGCAAATGGAGGTTAACAAAGTTGTTAAGGAGCAAATCAAAAGCCGCAACGAAGAAATAACCGCAACCGACAAAGCCAATGGGGCTTATCGAAAGTTAAGCAAGGAGTTGAATGACCAGCGCAACCGATACAAGGATTTGGCGGCAGCGGAACAGGCTTCCAGTCAAGAAGCAAGGGACTTAATTATTTCCATTGGTCAATTAGATAAGAAGTTAAAAGGCATTGACGCAAATGTTGGACAATTTCAAAGAAACGTTGGCGGTTATACCGAAGCCTTATCAAACTTTTTCCCAAAGTTAAGCGGAACACTTGGACAAGTTACAGGGGCTATTGGTGGGATACAAGAAGGTTTCGCAAATTTAGGTAAATCTTCAGGAGCCTTAACAACGGGTCTTGGAGGTATCGGAATTGCATTGACCGCGTTTCAAGCCATAAGTGAAATCGTTGGAGGTTTAATCGAGGCAGCAAGGGCAACGCAGGAGTTATCGGCTCAGGTTACAAACTTTACACAAATTACAGGCGAAGAATTGACGCAAGTCGTGGCAACAAGTCAAGCCATTGCGGTGACGTATGGCAAAAACGTTGATGAAATTGTTGTTGCGGCAAATAGCGCAAGTAAGGCGTTAGGCATTTCCTTCGCTCAGGCGTTGGACGTTGTTGAAATTGGTTTCCGAAAAGGTGCAGACGCTCAGGGGCAGTTTCTTAGTGGATTAAAAGAATATTCGGTTCAATTTAGAGATGCTGGATTAAGCGCCGAAGATTTTTTAAGGGTTTCTATTGCCTCGGCAAATGAAGGTATATTTTCAGATAAGGGACTTGATGCGGTAAAAGAATTTGGATTAAGGATAAACGAACAAACCAAAGCATCGAGGGCAGCCTTGGAAAATGCTTTTGGTAAAGAATTTACAGACGAATTATTTACAAATATAAACAACGGCTCAGTAACATCGGGTCAGGCTTTTGGACTTGTTACCGATAAGATAACGGAAACGGGCGTTGCAGGTTCTCAGCTTCAAACGGTTATTGCCGATGTTTTTGGCGGCCCAGGCGAAGATATTGGCAAAGACTTCTTAATAACATTGGGCGACGTTTTACAAAGCACGGACGACGTAACTTTATCAAGTAACCTTTATCAAAAGCAGCAAGAAGAATTATTTAGGGTTAATGAGCAATTAAAAATAAGTGAGGTTGCTTATAATCAAACCCTTGCAACCACGGGAGTGGAGTTTGAAATTGCAACGGCAAAGGGTAAATTATTTTTAAATGGCGTTTTATCTGGAATCTTAAATTACTTTGAGCAAGTCCCAAACCGATTGAACGCGTATAAAAAAGCGTTTGCCGAGTTTACAAAGCCTGAGGGTTCAATTCTTTCCTTCTTCAAAGTTTTCAATCAGCAAATCAAAGATGGAAACAAAGAAATAAATTTAATTAATAAAGAGGCGCTTAAAGAACAAGAAAGAATTGCAAAGGAACAGGCGGCTGCATTGTTGGGTACTCAGGAAGGATTAGAACAAAAGTTATCTGAAAAGAGAAAGCAAAGAAAGGTTGTTTTATTTGGTTCTGCGGATTATAAAAAATTAAGCGAAGAAATCAAAGGGATTGAATCGGAGTTAAATAAATTTAAACCAGAAGTTCCAGCACGAAATTTAGGTGGCAAATTAGGCAAAGAGGCGGCAAAGGAAACGGTAAAGGCATTTACTGAAGGCTCACTTGCAGCCCTTGAGGACGAAAGAAGCAAATTACAAAGCGCGTTTTCCAACGCCGTCGTTGGCTCAGGAACACAGAAAGAATTGGCGGTAAAGTTGAACGCAATTAATAATCAAATCAAATCAGCAGTTGAACAACAAAACCAAATATTAGCCGATGCCAGCCGTGGTAACTTGCTTAACAACTTGAAAAACGCTGAGCAACTTGCGACGCTTCCGTTGACAACAAAGCCGCCTGAGTTATTAAAAAAGGAGGTTGAAGATATTCAGAAAGTATTTAAAGAGGTTACAAAAAACGCAGACGACTTTAGGGACGAACAAAGAAAAAAGGAAGAGGAAGATTTAGAGGAACGCGCAAAGAGAATCGAAACTTATTTGCAAACCGCTTCTTTAGTAACCGACTTTTTCTCCACGGTTCAGCAAGCGCGTTTTAAAAAGGATGCTGACCAATTAAACGAACAAATTGAATTAACAGAAGAAAACATTGCAACGCTTGAAGCCAAAGCAGAAAAGGCAAGTGGTATAAAAAAGAGGCGATTAGAAAAAGAGATTGTTCAAGAAAAGGCATTATTAGAATCAAGAAACAAAGAAGCCGAAGCATTGCAATTAAAAGCCGCTAAGGCTGAAAAGAAAATTGCCATTCTTCAATCAATTATTCAAGGCGCTTTGGCGGTAAACAGGGCTTTAGCCGTTCCCCCTGGACCGCCATTTACTATTGGTTCAGCAATTACCGCAGGTGTTTTCGCAGGCATACAAACGGCAACAATTATCGCCCAGCCCCTTGCTGAGGGTGGCGTTGTCACAGGGCAACGGATAAATCAAAAGCAAAACATACCAACGCGGTCAAACGGTGACAATGTACTTGCGTATGTTAAACGCGGTGAGGTTGTATTGAATCAACGCCAACAAAGTTTACTTGGCGGTTCTCCCACATTCAGGAAACTTGGTATCAAAGGCTTTGCCGAGGGTGGCATGGTTCCACCGATAAGCCCACCAATACAAGGCTTGGGTTTACAGGGTAACATGAACGAATTCTTACAAGTCATGGAGGCAAAGACGGACGCGATAAACAACAGGATTGACAGGCTTCAAGCATACGTTGTGAGTGAGGATATTGCGCGAGATCTTGCTGAGGGAAATAAGCTGAAAATAAACGCCACTTTATAAATGTGTAATTGCATGAAGACGGATAACATTTGGGGAGAACTTGGTTCTCGAATACCTGAGGAATACAAGGCGCAAGTTACCGCCACGGTCAATAGGACATACAGGGTTTTAAGCATTGACCCGAATGATATGGATTATTTGTTCAATGTTTATAACAATTTTGTTAATCATTACGAGCCTGAGCGGCGAAATTGTCCCGCGTGTCGGACAAAAGTAGTCGGTAAAATGAGGCAAATAGTACAATATTGGAATGAAAATGGATGAATTTGAAATGATTAACGAGGATTTATTACAGGATTTTACGCATGAAATCTTGAATAAATACAGTGCATTTTGCCAAAAGGAAGGTATTACGCCCAGTTTTTTTCACTTGATTTCCTTCCTCGTGAAAACCGACGTGGTAAAGGAAAAGACGGTGGCGAAATACATGGTCATGCACCTTTACCCAAATAGCCTTTATTCAAATGATTCAAAAATGGATGCCATGATGGAAATAAGCATACGCACGGGTATTTCAAAGAAACACGTTTATAACATGGTGCAGCATCCTGAGCGCTTTGGTTATCAAATCAAGCAAAAAAGAAAAGATAAAAACGAGACCGAGTAATTTTGTAAATAAATTATTTTTCTTTTATGACATACGCCGATTATCCAGATACCGCAAAGAACAACGCACGACGCGCACTTGACCACAAGGAAAAGAACGGGTCTGATTGCGGAACGCTTGTCGGATGGCAACGTGCGAATCAAATCGCCAACGGTGAGGGCTTGTCGGAAGAAACAGTGCAGCGTACTTATTCCTTTTTAAGCCGCGCGGAAACGTATGACCAAGGCAAATACTTTGATGAAGATGGTTCTGAAATCTGCGGCTCAGTAATGTACGACGCATGGGGTGGGAGTGCGATGAGGGTTTGGGCTGAGGCAAAGTACAAAGCAATACAAAAGGACAAAGCAAAAAACATGGCAAAAGTAAGTATAGATATTTTAGGGGAAATTTCGGAATCGGTTAATTCTTACAATTCAGTAAGAACCAAAATTAACCAGGCGGACGGGAAGCCAATTAATTTAACAATATCATCAGGCGGTGGCAGCGTCACTGAAGGAATGGGTATTGCTGATTTAGTGGCAAATTATCCCGAGGAAACCACGGCAACAGGAATCGGCTTGGTAGCAAGCATTGCAACGGTTGTACTGTTGGCGGCTGACAATGTTAAAATGACTGAAAACGCCTTCATGATGATTCACCGACCTTGGAGTTATACGATGGGTAACGCCGACGAACTTGAGGCAACGGCTGAGTTATTAGATAAGATGGAGGCAAAGTTACTTGACATTTACACGGCTTCGGTTATTAAACGCAAAGGAGACCAAAAGAACCTAAAAGAAATTATTACGAATATGATGGCAGCCGAGACTTGGCTGACAGCTCAGGAGGCATTAGAATTTGGCTTCATTGATGAAATTGTGAAAGTTGGCGAAAAAAACATTGATATGTTACCGTTGCAAAATAGCCTAAACAAGTTCTTGAATGTCCCAGCCGCATTATTAACAAACACAAAAAAAGAAGATGAAATGGGTAGTTCTATTTTAGAAAAAATCAAATCCCTTCTTAATAGCATAGATGAAACTCCACCCGTGGAAAATGTTATTGAGGAGGAGGAAAAAGTAATTGAGGAGCCTGAGATGGATGAAGTTGAAAAGGCTATTTCCATGTTAAAGGAGAAAGGTTACATTGTAATGTCACCCGATGAAATGGACGCTATTAACTCAAAGCAAAAAGAGGAAATGGAATCAATGTACAAAAAGACCGATGAACAAAAGAACTCAATCAATGAAATTGAAACGGTTCTTGAGACATTGGGAAATGAATTGGTTGCACTCAGGGCGCAAGTAAAAAAAGGCGTTGGACTTCCTTCGGGCGGCTCAGCACATGAAAAGGTTCAAGAAACAAAAGCGAAATCGAGTTACTTTGATTCTTTCGCTTCATTAGTTCAATCTAAAATCTCACAAAGATAATGGCAACAGCAAACGTCAATGGTTTTCTCGATTCAAATACATACGTCGGGCAAAACAATTTAAACCGTACTAACCCGTATGCCAACGCGCAAGGGATAAACGCGGAGCAATTATACGGGATTGATACCTTTGAGGATCGCATTCCCGTTTCCTTCACTTACGGCACTTCCACGGCTGGCAATCGCTTGAGCATTGCACCGTTGACGGGTGTAACAAGTGCAAGTGACTTTTACAAGGTTACCGTGATGGACGAATCAGGTAATGAGGCTTATGCCAACTGGCAATCCTCAGCACCGACGGCAATCTTACAGATAGCAACCACAGCGTTGAACAAAGGCAACGACTGGAAGGTGTTATTTGCAACGGCAGCGGCTGGAGCAAAGACCGAGTTTTCATTTGTGATTGAAGATTCATTGGTTCTTACCAATACGTCTGCAACTATTTCTTACCCAAATCTTTAAAATTAAAACAAAATGGCATTAGTTGAAATAAGCCAATTAGATGTGTCCTTCAGAGGCACGGAGGCAAATAACATTTTTTTAGAGCCAGTCTTTTTTGACGATGACCTTCGCGGTCAATTCCGTGTACTTGGAAACGTTGCGAATAAAAAGAAAATGGTTTTCGTACAACAGTTGGAGAACATTGTACGTAAATACTCAGGCTGCGGATTTAATCCCGTTGGCTCGGTTGACATTTATCAGCGCACAATCGACGTTGAAAAAATGAAAGTTGATTTGGAAATGTGTTGGGACGAGTTCGAGGATACCGTTTTTGAAGAGTTGTTAAAAACGGGTACAAGGCTTCCAGATGTTTCGGGAACATTGATTGAAAACATTCTTTTGACTCGTACTCAGCAAGCAATTAGAAACGACATTACCCGTCTTTCTTACTTCGGTGACCAGTCTTCCAACAACCCAAACTTTGATTCACTTGATGGGTTTTGGACTGTTTATTACCCTCAGTTAGTTGCGGACGATTTAGTACCACGCACAAACACGGGCTCAGGTTCAGACCTTGCCTCAGGTGACGGCTTTGGCATTCTTCGCGCGGTGTATGACCAAGCTCCTTTGCAATTAAAAGGTTTACCTGCGAACCAAAAGGTGTTCAATGTTACGCAAAGCGTTTATTCTCAATTAAGAGAAGACATTGAAAACGGCGGTGGCGGTGACTATGGTTTATTGCAGTTAATCAACGGTGTTGAGCAATTTACCTTCCGTGGCGTTCCCGTGATTCCTCAATTCCGTTGGGACGATATCGCCACAGGACTTGGAACAACTAAGCCGCATTACGTTGAATATACCACGCCTCAAAACAAGGTACTTGCAACCGACGTGTTAAGCCCTGAAACGGCTTTGGAACTTTGGTACGACCAGAAAGACGAAAAGGTGTATATCAAGGCGCGCTTTAAAATGGGCGTGAATTATATTCACCATTCATTAATTAGCTTAGGCTACTAATCAAAAACGAATGAGCGCAATAACAAGCGGTTGGCTTAATGAGTGTATAAACGGAACGTGCGCAGGTGGTATTGGCAAACTTTATATTGCCAATGCTAACCAAGTCGCAAGCGTTACCAACAACGCCTCAGGAGCAACCACGGCAATAGCCATGACCTCCACAGCTGGCGTATTTTACGAAATTGAGTTTAGGGATAATTCAGGCGCGTTTACGGAAACGGTAACGCAAGACCCTGACACTTTATCGGTATCGATTGAGCAAAGTTTGACAGGCGTTATAAATTGCCGTGACCAGGAATTAAGGAACCTTATTCAAGACATGGCGAATCAGGCTTGCGGATTGGTTTGTGTACACGTGGAAAACACGGGTAATTATTGGATTTGGGGCGTTGAATTGATTGGCGGTAAGAAAAGAGTTGCAAGGTTAACAAGTGCCGAAGGTTTATCAGGTGCATTGTTTACCGACTCCAATCAAGAGACGCTTACCATTACTTGCAGAACCACGAACAAAGCGAGGTTTATCGTTAACGGCGAAACAGTGATGAACGCCTTAGATTAAATAAAGTATGATAGTTAGAGATAAAAGCAAACAAATGCTTTACGTTGGGGCAGACCTTTCGGGCAAAGCAGGAATCATTCGAAAAACTATCGGCGAACTTTCACAAAACGAATTGAGGGCTTGGTATAAATCAAGCCCTCAGACCGTTGGGCAACACGTCATTTATACCCCCGAGAAAAAAAGCTATGAGCCAACAATTAAAGAAAATACAGGCAGTCCCGAACAGGAACAATCGAGTAAGTAAAAGGAATCAAAGCCCTTTACTTGCCTCGGTTACATTAGATACTTCCAACACCATGCTGGTAAAGGAGGATATTTTTAACGAGCCGTCACGGGAGAGGCTTGATTTTACGGGGGCAAAATGGGTAAGGTTCTTCACTCAAAAGGACGACTTTTTAAAAAGCCTTATAGCCATTGTGAATAATTCGCCGACATTACGAAGGATAATCGAAGATAAAACAAACATGGTTGTCGGTGACGGCTTCATTCCCATGAAAGGTAAGTCAAATACATTACTTACAACTTCCATGAAGGGGGAGGTAATCACCGACGATTCTTTAAATGAAATTGAAGATGTTATTTCACAGGTTAATTTACACGGTCAAAATCTTCAGGAGGTTTTGGCTCAACTTGCTTTTGACTATGATGCTTTTGGAAATAGCTTTTGTGAAATTGTTAAAGGCAAAGTAGGCAGCGAGCCATTTACTTATATTTATCATGTACCCGTTTATAACATTGGTATTAGAAAAGCAGAAGCGGATCAGCTTATAAAATCGGTTGGCATTTATGATAACTGGGAGGAGGTGCCACTCACTACCGACGGCGTATTTTACGAAAGTGAAGGATTCAGGGAAGTACCAATGTACCCTGACTTTAAGAAATTTGAGGATGGAACGCAAAGAAGCGTTATCCATGTTAAGCAATACGCGGCAGGGTATTTTTACTTTGGTTTACCTGAGTGGATTGGCGCGAAAATGTGGGCTGAGATGGAATACAGGATTCAGCGGTTTAATACAAGTAAATTTGAAAACGGCTTTATGCCTTCGGGTATCATGCAATTTTTCGGCTCAATTACGCCAGCTGAGGCAAAGAAGCTTGTTGAAGGAATAGAAAGCAAGTTCACGGGCATGGCAAATAATCATAAGTTATTTGTTCAAGTGCTGAGGGACGAAAAATTAAAAGCAAATTGGATTCCCACGTCAAAAGAAAACGAGGGCGAATTTTTAAACTTGCAAAACTTGGCAGCCTCGGCGATTGTCGTGGCAAACAGGTGGAGCAAGTCACTTGCAGGCTTCGCAACCGCGGGGCAACTTGGTAGCAATCAACAGATTCGTCAGGAGATGGAATATTTGCAAAGTACGGTGATTAAGCCGCGCCAAAACTTGATGTTATCTAAAATTATAAATCCTTATTTAGCCGAAATTGGGCTTTATAACTCAGCCTTAAAAGACGTTCAATTCTCAATATCAAATACTTTACCCGTTTCTTTTATGGGTGAAATCAAGGTTGAGGATAATTTGACACAAGATGAAAAGAGGGAAATATTAGGTTATTCACCAATCGAAACAAATGAGCCAATTAATACAACCGTCTGAGGTAA